CTACCCTAGTAGCCGCTATTTAACCCAGTGACTTACTCAGCTACTATTTGGCAAAGCTTTCTACTAGACCCCTATAGTAGTCTACCCCTAGTAGGCTAGTCTAAAGCTAACAACTGCACAACCCCCAGCTTTGCTGGCTACTAGGGGGGTAGTTAGGTCTACCTATAGTAACCTGGTTTTGAGCTAGCTATAATCCACTAGGGGGGTAGTTAGGTATACCTATAGTAGCCTAGTTTCTGGCTAACAATTTGCACAGCGTAATAGTGGGGGGCTGTGGGTACTATATGTTAGCAGTTTTGTAACTATTAGAAATGCGTGATTAAATTAACTAAAGTAAACGTACTAAAGGCAGATGCTAGTGTTGGTATTACGCCTGAAATGGTTAACCAACTGGCTGGGTCTTATGCCAGTAGCGGTCATCGTGCGCCAGTAGTGCTAGGCCACCCTAAAGATAACAGTCCAGCTTGGGGTTGGGTAACTAGCTGCAACGCCAGCAACGACAACCTATATTGTGACCTAGAGGTTACTCCAGAATTTAGCAAGTTGCTGTCAGAAGGCAGGTTTAGGGAACGCAGTGTAGCGTTTTATGACAAGCAACCCCCTGTTTTACGACATCTAGGCTTTTTAGGTGCTACACCACCCAGAATTAAAGGACTAGAAGCTATTACGCTATCTGACATAGATGCAGATGTTACAACCGTATCCCAACCCATGCAAAACCTAACCGATTATCTCAAGCCTGTTACGATGTATGCCTTAAGCGAGTCATTTGACAACCTTAAGCCGTCTGATTTCAAGACTGAGCCACAACTAAACGATGATGTTATTACTGGCGTTATTAGCTTGTCTGATGGCACTGAGTACGACTACACAATCAAAAAAGTAGACGGCCAATGGCAAACAGAAACTAAGCTAGCTAACCCCGAAGTCATTGAGTTATCTGAGCGAGTGCAGTTACTAGAGCGTCAAATTAACGAGAACGCTAACCTAGCCATTGTCGAGGACATTTACAGCAAATTCAAGCTAACCGAGGCTATTCTGCCTAAGTCAGAGGCACTTAAGTTGCTTAGTGAGGATACTACTGGCATTGCAGTCAAGTTGCTTAACCAGTTGCCTCCTATGGTAGACAATACTGAGACAGTGGAAACTAGCAAAGCCAGCAACACAGGAAAATTTGCTGAGTTTGAGTTAGCCGAGAATCCATTACTGAGCCAAATTCAGGCTAAGTGTGCCGAGCTAGGTAAAGACTATAACTCATCTGAGGACTTTTCTGCTGTTTACAACTTACTAACCTAAAATGATTAATTTACTTGCTTTAACTGTTACAGCTACAACCGACTTAGCCAGTAACACTGTATGCCGATTTGACGGTGGTTATGATGGCACTAAGCCCTATTTGGGTGTAGTAATGTTTGACGCTAATACTGGCTCAGATGTCACTGTTACTTGTGCCGGTACAGCCGAGGTTGCTATTCGTACTGGTGAAACTATTGCAGTAGGTGACTTGGTTGGTATTGATGCTACTGGTAAAGCCACAGCCCCGGGTAGTGCTGACAAAGTAGCTGATTTTAAGTATGCTCTTGCCACTGATGGCACATTTGTCACGGTATTATTAAACTAATGTTAAATTTAAAACAGACCCGAATTATTGACCCTGTACTAACCCAGTTAGCGCATGGTTATCAGAACCCAGTACCAGGAGTAGCTGACTTTATTGCACCACCGGTTAGCGTTAGCACACGTGCCGGTCAAGTAATGATGTTTGGTAAAGAAGAGTTTGCCATCAAGCCCACACGTCGCAGTCCAGGTGCTAACATTAAACGCACTACAGCAGCTTACAGCACCAAGTTGTTTAGCTTGTATCAGGACGCACTAGGTGTCGAAGTGCCATACGAGCATATTGAAGAAGCTGACGCGGCTAATATGCCTCAGCTACAGCGACTAGCACTTAACCAGGTGTTGAGTCAATTGATGCTAAGTAACGAGGCTGAAGTGCTAGAAATGGCAACTAATCCTGCTAACTTTGAGTCAGCTTTAACTTCTTCAGTTAGTACCAAGTGGGACGCTGCTGGTGGCGACCCGTTTGCTGATATTATGGCTGCTAAAGAGGCGGTGCGTAGTCAGTCAGCCGTTTACCCTAACAGCATGGTACTGAGTCCCAAAGTGTACTATGCCTTGCAACAAAACTCAACAATCCGGTCACAATTCCAGCCAACAACTAGCCGTGTAGTAGGCTTAGATGACCTGGCTGCTTATTTTGGCTTAAGTCGTGGTATCCGGGTTGCTGAAAAGGTTAAACTAGCGACTGACGGTACATTTGCCGACCTAATCGGTGACATCGCATTGCTGTTTTATGCACCCAATAATCAGCTAGGCACTGGTAGCCTAGCAGCTAACTCAAGTGCTAGTATGGGTGTACCCAGCTTTGCCTATACCTATACTCACCGTAACTACCCGGTAGTCACACCTTTTAGAAACGACGACGACCGACGTGTAATCGTTGCTGACGTATTGTATGAACACAGTCCTGTTATTACTGGAATTGGTGCAACTGGTAAAGCAGGTGCAGGTTATTTGCTGACAGATTGCTTAACCTAAACACTGTTACTAGGGGTATACTCAGCTACCCCCCTACTGCTTTGCTAGGGTGGTGTATGGGTATACCCAACTACTTAATTACCTGTATTAAAGTGATGAGTATAAATACTACACAACAATTTGTGCAGTTTGTAGGCATAGACGAAGCTACACAGCTAACACAAGTTGACAACCCAGATATTGACAGCATTGACCACGCCAAAATTCAAACAGCACTAGATGACGCTTATTTGCTATTGACTCAAAAAGTTAGCCCTAGTTGGGCGTTATTTAGAATATCAGAACTTAGAGTAGCACGAAAATTACTAGACCCATACACACAGCGAGAGGTTGTTAGCACAGGCTATGACGAAGTATGGCAATGGATAGCTAAACGCAATAAACCCGTATTATGGATATAAACGCACTATATAGCCGTGATTTGGCATACTTTTCTCAGCTAGTTGACGCTAACAAGCTAACTACTTATTTACCAGAGTTTGACACAAGTATACCTAGCAGTTTCAGCATAGCAAAACTAGACAGTAGCGTAGAGACTACTATACTAGCACCCTATAACCCTACTACTAGCCAGTCAGTCAGCCAAATTCAGGTAATCGAAAAAGCTAGCAGCAATCCAGCTAGTTACAGCGTTGTCTGGACTAGCACAGACACAGCCACTCTGACACCCACGCCTGTTAGTGTTAGCACAGGTGACACATTTAGAATAGGCACTAGCTTGTATGATGTGCTAAGTGTAACAGGTAGCCAGGTACAGTTTACAGTCCCGGTTAGCGAGGTAGCTGTATTTTATGCTAATGTCGCAACTCCTGAAGTGTCATATCAGTGGCAAGTGTCAGAAGATGCTGGTATTACTTGGGTTAACATAGCAGGTGCTACTAGCCGTGTGTATGAGCCTGAAGCTGGTGACGTAGGCGATGACCTGCGAGTATTAATTAGCTATGTTGATGGTCAAGGCACAATAGAAGCCCCAACACTAGCACCCCCTAGCACACAACCGGGGTTGATATTCCCGGTTTATCCTATTATTGCCGATATACAATTAGATGTGGTAAGAGAGTACAAGGCAAATCTTCTAACTGAACTAATAATAAAAATAACTAGCACCTAATCATGAAAGGCATTTATACCTACTCACGCGGCAATCTAGATACACAAGCCAGTGACCTTAATTTGTTTACAGCAGGTAAAGAGGGCCTAATTTTTACAGCCGAATCTAGGCTAGGCGTAGACCTCAAGCTAAAGTCTGGGTTTGACAACAGCGTTGTTACCTATACCGGTAGCATAGTAGGGTCAGGTTTGGGCTATGGTGACAGCTTACTAGCCAATGGCACAGGTAGCCTAGTAGTAACGTTTTGGGGTAGTTTGGAAACCACAGCCCGCATAGTTAATACCAGTGACTTAGAAGTTATTGTAGGTAGTTTGGTTAGGTTTGGCAACAATGGCACAGTAGGCACAAATACTGTCACTACAGATGTTGGGGGTAGTTGGGTATTACCTGGCTTGTACAGTGACCACACATACAGCATAAATAACGGTATAGTAACATGGTAACAATTAACGGAACTCTAACTAGACCAGATGGCAGTCCCGAAACACAAAGCTTTAAAGTTAGCCTAGTAGACTATGGCACGACACGTGATGTTCTGTATCACTCATCAAAACCACTGGTAGTAACCCCTGACCCACTAACCGGACAATTTAGCTTTGATATCTGGAACGACCTAAGCAGTAGCAATCACTGCTACTATAGAGTTCAGTTTGAGTCTGGCTTGAATTTTAAAATTAGAGTACCAGAGTCAGACGAACCATTACAGCTTACTAGCCTAATAGTTGACCCACTACCTAATGGCGTAGCTCAAGGGTTGCTGACTCGCCTTGCACAGCTAGAGGGAATCAGTATTAGACCCACCCAGTTACAAATCACAGGACTGGCTACTAGCACCCCTGTTGAGTATACTGGTACTGAGGAAAATGTAAGCTTGCCAGTTACCAGTATTAGTTTACCAGTATTGACAGCAGGTAGTGGTCTGGTAGTAGCTGAGTATGATGGTAGTAACCCAGTAACATTTGAGATTGACCCGACTGCTGTTGTGACTTCAGTAAATGGTAACGCTGGCAGTGTCGTACTAACCAAAACTAGCCTGGGTCTAGGCAATATTGTTGATGTTGACAACACCAACGCCAGCAACCTAACCAGTGGTATAGTAAATGCTAGTCTAATACCAACGCTTAACCAAAGCACAACAGGCAATGCTGCAACAGCCAGCAAGCTAGAAACAGCTAGATTGATTAATGGCGTAGCTTTTGATGGTACAGCAGACATTAGCCTAACCAAAACTAGCCTGGGTTTAGGTAACGTTGTTGATGTGGATAGCACCAACGCTAGCAACTTAGCTAGTGGCATAGTTGATGCTAGTCTAATACCTACACTTAACCAAAGCACAACAGGTAATGCTGCAACAGCCAGTAAGCTGGCAACAGCTAGATTGATTAACGGTGTTGCTTTTGATGGTACTGGTGACATTAGCTTAACCAAAGCAGACATAGGCCTGAGTAGTGTGCCTAACCTAGACTTTACCAATGCTAGCAACTTGGCTAGTGGCATAGTTGATGCTAGTTTAATACCAACGCTTAACCAAAGCACAACAGGCAATGCTGCAACAGCTAGTAAGCTGGCAACAGCTAGATTGATTAATGGCGTAGCTTTTGACGGTACAGCAGACGTTACACAGGCACTACTGACAGCAGGTACAGGGTTACTGTCTAATAGCTATAACGGCACAGAAGCCAAAACATTTGAGATAGACACTAGCCTGGTAGTTACAAATGCTGACAGCCGACTAACTGACAGCCGTGAGTGGGTAGCTAGTACAGCAACTCAGGCTCAGGCCGAAGCTGGCACAGCAACAACACGGTTAGCATGGTCGCCTGTAACAGTATGGCAAGCTATAGCTAGCTGGTTTAATAACAGTGCATTTAAGACAAAACTAGACACCATAGCTACAGGTGCTAATGTAAATACTGTGGATAGCGTTAGTGGTAAAACTGGTGCAGTGGTGTTAACCAAAGCTGATGTAGGGTTGCCTAATGTGCCTAATACTGACACTACAAATGCCGACAATATTGGTACAGGTGTATTATCTGATGCTAGATTAAGTTCTAATGTTGTACTGCAAAATACAGCCCCTCTACTGGCTGGTGGTACTAAGTTCGGTCGCCAAAATTCCAGTAGTGAGGGGGGTGAACTGCACTTGCACTACCCTGAGAACCCTGGTAGTTCATCATCATCAATTTGGCAGGTTGATTGTCGGGGGGTTGCTTCTGCACCCAACTTTAGATTAATTACTATAAACAGTAGCGGTGAGGCTGCTGTGCATATACGTGTTGCTACTAGTGGCGATGTAGAGGTAAGCTCTAAAACCAATTCAACGTCGCCCACCTCCCCGGCAAGTATTAGGACAGAAGGCGGTATTAGTGTAGCAGGAAACATTCACTGTTCTAATCTGTATGCACCTAATATACCTGTAGATGAAGGCTCATTTACGCCAATCCTTTATAATTTAGCGGATAATACACAACCTGTTTATGGGAGTCAGTTCGGCTATTGGTGGCGAACAGGCAATGATGTCAAGTTTTCAGCTAGGGTTATATTACCTACTCAATCAGGCCTTACGCCAGGGCCTTGTGTTATGGGAGGGTTGCCGTTTAAACGGGTTAGTGCAGCCTCTCTAATTGACAGTATTGGGTTGCTGAGTTGGAATGTATTCTCTGGCTACGAAACCGCGCCAATGACAGCAGGTGTAACGGGGTCAACTACACCCTATGTAATATTCTTTTACCCTATTGCAACTGGAGGGGGGGCGCAACAGATTAATTTCAACCTCTTAAAAGATGGCTGGCTAAGAATAACAGGAAACTATAGAACCGCTTAAATTATGCTAGATACACAGACAAGATTTTTCAGATTACAGGTTGAGGTTGGCCACAGATGGAACCCTCAAACTCAAGCAATTGAGGCTGTTATTACCGAGATTGAGTTGCCTCATTATGTGCTTAACTATGACACTAGCACAGGCTTAGAGACAGGTAGGGGTCAGTTACCAGGCATTCCGACCATTGTTAAGGTTAGCCTGGTTAACCCCCCTACAGCAGCCATGCAAGCCAAGCTAACAGAACTAGCGGCAATACTGCCAACTTTCCAGCAATTAGTTACCGAGTTAGGGCTATTGCAAGTTGAGTATTTACAAAGCGTGAACAGTGTTAGCAATCCAGAAGGCGTGACTGGTATCTAGCCCGGGATAGTGCTTACTAACCCACCTCATAACACCCGACTTAGTGCCACATTCAGCTACCAGGTTGTCATTTAGATAAATTTGGTAGCTGTTATTGTTGTGACTAAAAGTAAAATAGCCAATAGGGTCACACACAAAAGGCAGTGGTTTAGCTAGGTCAAAGTCATAAATGTGGGCATTTAGGCTAATAACAATCAGCATACGGCTAGCACAGTCAGGAAACCACAAATAATGTAAGTATTGCAAAGCTAAGACGTTTAACCGCCAAGCTGTGACTAACTCGTGACTGCGAAACACTGCTGTTAGCTGATTATCAAACACCGATAACTGGGTTAAGCATGGCTTAGTGTCTGCTGTCAAATCGCTAGGCAGCAACAGGCTAATTACTCGCTGGGTGCTAAACTGAGAACCGCTAACTAAATCTGCTGTTTGGTGCTGTATGCGACTACCGTAGGTATATCTAACATCAGACAAATCAGGGTTAGCATCTAGCCACTGGTCAAAGTAGCTATGATACTCGGGTTTTTTGAAATCGGTTAGCTGTGCTACTTGGCTAGGCAAGCTAGTGAAACCTCGGCTAGGGTAGTGAGTTCCAAAGCTGGTGACATTGTTAATCATTTTGGCGCAAACCATGTCTAGGTCACTACCCTGATAGTGAAATACTGGCTGACTAGCTTTTGCTTTGCCTGGTTTGAATTGCAACCGAGGTCTAGGCTTAAGGTTGTGTGGCTTAGACGGTTGTATTGGCAAAATTGGCAAGCTAAAACTGACAGTGCTAGCAACACCTAGCTCGGTAACAGCACGGTAAGCAGCTTTAAAAGACCCGCTAACCAGGTCATACTTGGTTAGTGCTAGAAAATACACTCTGTCTACACTAGGGTTAGCACAGATACTATCTACTAGCTGCTTTGTGCCTGCTTTGGCACTAAACAAACTGCCTTTAGCAATTAGGTTAGGTACGATGTCCCAGTCAAACCTATCTGGATTAGACCAACCTGTTACCAAGATGGCATAAGTGCCACTAGCCGAGGCTTTGGCCTCAAAGTTTACTTGTATGTCACTGTTATTAGGGTTATTGTACATCTGCTGTAATAGGGTACTATTTGCATTATACCATATATGTTGCTAGCATCAAAGTATGTTACTAGGGTAGGACTATGATAGGTAAGGTAGTGGTTTGGGTTTGTCTGGAGTTGATGCTGTGGTTAACGGGATTAGATGATTTGGCTGATTATGCTGAGTTCACAGCCACTCCTATAGTGGATGCTGTGTCAGTAAAAGAGCTGGCTACTACGGGTATACCACTACACCCCTACCTGTAAGGTTAGAAGTTGCATTAGTTGACCACAACAAAACTAGCTACTAGGGGGGTGTTGCAGTATACCACTACTGGGTTAGTTTGTGACCAACAGCTAGGTTGACGTTGCAAAATGCAAATGCTATAATATAGGTATAGACACAAAAAGTAGCACCTGATTATGCCTAAGCTTTCACATAACACTAGCGTTAAATTTGAGCAAGACCACTGGGATAGGATACGGGACTACTGTATAGCTCATAATATGTCGATAGGTGAGTTTATTCGAGAGGCAACATTAGACCGCTTAACTTTTGTCACTAGGGGGGTACACAGATACCCTAATACTGATGCTGCTGAGTTGGCTCGATTATTAGCTAGATTATTGAACGAGTAGTGCAATTGTCCTGGGTATGACATAAAAAGACCCCATCAGTACACACTAATAAGGTAATCTAATGAGTTACGTTGCTAAACAGGTCACAATTACAGTCGGTGGTGTTGATTTAACCGGATACAAAACTGAGTCAGGTGACTGGGTTATCGGTATTCGTCAGACAGCCCGTGTATTAAATATTGCTGACTCTTCGGTGCGTGGTTTTGTTGCATCAAAATGGCTGAAAGAGGCTCTAGGCAAGGCTCAACAGGTGAGCGAAACAACAGCCCAAACGGATTCAGGTATTCAAACCATTGTAGCATTAAGCACAGAGGTGTTTAATCAGATTGTATTGCGCGAGTTTGCCAAAGGTAACGCTGTCGCTACCCAGTTAGTACCCAGTCTGATGTCACAGGCGTTAGATATCCGATTTGAGGGTAATTTAACACCGCTAGATTCCTATGCTAACGTTGAAAACCGAGCGTTAACTATTCAAGAGGCACGGCAACAGCAGCTAGAAATTAAGGCGCACAACTACTTTCAAAACTGGATGTTAGCCAAACGTTTTAGCCTAGCTGTAGCCCACGATTACCTGACTACTCGGTTAGTAGGTCGTACAGCCAAACAGTCGCGGCTATTGCCTCAGACTTGTGACGGCACTGCTAATGTTGGTTTAAACCACTGGACACTTGCCGAAGTTGAGTCAATGGATTTGGCTACACAAGTAAAGCTGTTTTGTGCCGATAAATTTGTCCGTAACCGCAAACACTGGACATACAAAGATTACATTGACCACGCTATTAGTCAGTTAGCAAATTAACCAACATAGCTAAGTCAAAACTAACCTACTAGGGGAGTATTCAGGTATACCCTTAGTAGGCTTTTTGCTGCCAACAATATAGCCGGGTTGCTTCTACCGCACTAGGGGGGTATTAAGGTCTACCCCTACTAACACATCTACGCTGTTGGCTTATAGTTGCTAGCAAAAGCATAACTAAACTGTATGGCAACTTTACACGCTTTAAGTTAGAATTGAGGCATAACCAAACAGGTAGGCCGTATGTCAATTGACTTAAACCTAGATGACGCTGTACATGAGTTCCAGTCACTTGTTTCAAAACGTGACCAATGTGAGCCAGGCAGCCACGAATTTGAGTGGTATGCTCACCAACTAGATGAGTTACTAGAAGCTGCCCAAACTGCTGGATTTATGCTGAAGTTGCTAGCGAGACTATCTAAAAACTAATGCTTACATATCAAATTGACAACAAAATGCTGTCTGTGTGTGGTAATTGCCCTAACTGGGTTTACTTTTGGGCTACTCTCAAACGTGACCACACAATCGGTAAACGTCGCTCTAGCAATTGGTCTAGCATAGACACCGATGCACTTGACCACTTTTTAAAAACCTGGCAAGACTGTGGCTACCCTAACCGATTTGAGTTACAGCTTGACACCCAGTTGTACACAATGCAAGTATTCCGCGAAGTAACTGCTGAGGTTTACATTTATGCAGGTAGTGCTGAACAGGCACTCAAGAGGTACAACAGTGGTGACTATAGCTGTGATATGGTTGAAACCCTAGATATTACCGATAAGGACATTACTACGCCAAAACAAGCTAGCTAACGTTATTTAGCGGTGTAACAGCCGCTAACCCTGATTATGAACATATACCCCTCAAACATCATAAGCTTGATTGCACAGCATCACAGACAACACCCTGCTACTGTTTGCTTAGGTTTCGAGCGTGGCAAGTCTCACTATTTGTCAGCTAGCCAAGTAAACGATACACTAATTAAGCATGGCCTAGAGACTACTAGATACAATTGTAAGGACGGTTGGCTAAGATTATGAGTGTTTACCCCGATAACTGGGATAAAATAGCAGTGGCTACCAAAAAGTCAACTAAATGGCGTTGTAGCTGCTGTTACCGAAAACGAAACTTAGAGGCACATCACACACTGTATCGCATCGGTAACGTGGTTAAGCCTAGCTTTTGGGCCATTGGTTTGTATTTGTTTCCGTTGTGTGTACCTTGTCATAACAGCTACCATGTACCTGCTAAATGGGTACAGTACCGCAACAAGTGGAATAATCGCAACAAATTTCTTGCTATCCAATGTTTAAGAGTTAGATACTGGGTACTTAGAATTGCACTACAACTTTGGAGATGGTAATGAATAAAGCCCAATACACCCAAACCAAACGAGAAAAAGACTCAGTTTATTATGACACTTTGGTGCAAGGGTTAGAATTGCGTAACCAGAAAGCCATAGTACAGGTAGAAACAGCTACTAAGCGACTAGAAACTGCTCAAGAAGTATTGGGACAGGCTAATGACCATAACAAGTTTACTAAAGGTATGACTTTGCTACGTCAGGCTAACTATGTAAGTCAAGCCAATGTACTGACAGCTAGCACTGGTAAAAACGTGGCTCGAGCTAAACAACTGCTGAATGAGACTGAGTTTTTGTTTGGTGCTGAAGCTAAACCCGAACTTAAACAAAGCATCTAGCAACCGGCCTCAGCTTTACGTTCGTCAATTAGCGATGTAGATGAGACCCCAACTTGACCCGTAGGGCTAACAGTAACCTGTATGTTATTGTTAACTACGGGTTTTACTGTTGTGCTAGCACCACTTCCAGTAGTCTGGGTGGCTAATGCACGGCTAATACTATCTAGCTTGCCACCTAAGCCGCTAACTGTGCCTCTGATACCAGTCATAGCCGTTGCTTGCGAGTTTAGCCCACTGCTTAACTTACTAATGCTGTTGCTAAGTTGGTTATCAGTTACCCTAACGTCTAAATTGGCTGGCGTTACTTGTACCGGTATTTGGACATCAAGTGGTACATTATCGATTTTTATAGCCTCGTTAAACTCAGTTTTTATTTTGCCTACTTTTTTGCTGAAATCGTCAAGTGACTTGGTGTTTATTTTGGGGTTAAAGCCCTCGATACTAGCCTCATACGCTTGCTGTGCATCTAGCAGTGTTTTCTGAGTATCTAGCGATTCCTGCTGGCTGTCAGCTTGCAATTTGCTGATTACCTCTTGCTGGTCTAACATAGAAGTACGAATAGCGGCCTCTTGTTCAGCAGCTTCAGTTTGTTTCACAGCTAATTCGGCAGTACGCTCTGATTGTTTGTCAATACTAGCCGCTTGTTGCAACAATTGGTTACGTTTTGTTGAATCCTCGGTTAACCTGGCCTCAGCTTGTAACTGTTCGGCTTTAATGGCTAGTAACTCGGCTTCTAGTGCTAACTCTTGTGCTTTGTTACTGGCTTTGATTTGGTCAAGTTGTATACTAGCCCGTTGGTTCTCAAGTGTCAACGCTGCCTGTTGCTGGCTAATGTCAAACTGTGCCTGTTTAGATGCTAGTTGCTGCTGTTCTATTGCTTGGCGTTCGATTATTAGCTCAACTTCTGACTTAAGCCCGTCACTACCTAGCACAGCTAACTGAGCCTTAATTGCCTTTTGTTGGTTCAGTAGCTCAATTTGCTTTTCTTCTGGTAACTCAGAATCGGCTAGTTGTGATTGTATGTCGTTAAGCTTCTGTCTGGCACTCAGCGATTTGTTGACTAAACTTAGCTCGTTACCTAATCCAGCTTCTAGCACACCTACTTGAGCATTAGCTAAATTAACCTGAGACTCACGTAACTGGTTAACTCTGGCAACTGACTGACCCTGTAAATCGATTAGCTGGTTAATGTGTGATAACTGGCTAGCAACATCCTCCACTATCTGAGACTGTGACTCATACTCTAGTGTGATTTTTTCTAGTGCTGCCTGTGTAGCAGCGTCTTTAGTAGCCTCATTAATTTGCTGGGTAACTCGCAAACTCTCAATTTTTGCTTTGGCTATGGCTTGCTGGTTAGCTATCTGAGCAGCCTCATCACCTTGACCCTCTAGCTGTTGCAATATAGCTAGTTCTTCAGCTACCCGTTTTTTGACAATATTTAGCTTTGCAATTTCAGCCTTTTCTTTAGTTATCCGGCCAGCTATAACAGCCTTTTCTAGTTTCAGTTCTTCATCCAGTAGTTTCACTTCAGCAGACTGTTTTTGCAAGTCTAAGCGTTTGCGGTACTCATCTAGTTGACTGGATATTATTGACTGTAAAGATTTCTCTGCGGCTATTTCAGCATCTATCAGGTTGATAGCTAGCTGGCGTTGCTTACGCTTGCTTTCTTCTGCACCCTCAGTATCACCAGCAGCCTCTAGTTCAGCCTGTGCGTTTAGTTCAGCCTCTAGTTGTGCATTTATCCGGGCTACTGTCAGTTCAGCTAACTGTGACTGGTACTCAGACTCATTGCTGACAGATTGCCTGATAGCTAGTTCTCTAGCCTTAAATTCGTCTTCTGTGGCTTGTAGCTGCTTATCTAAGCCCTCTTTAACCAAACTTAGTTTGGATGCTTCTGCTGATTTCTCGGCTTCTATTAGGCTAATTTTAAGCTGGGTTTGCTTGCGTAAACTTGCCTCAACCCCATCAGCATCATTTAGTGCTGCTAGTTCATTTTGTGCCTGTTTTTCGGCCGCTAGTTCAGCGTTTATCCGGTCAACTGTAAGCTGTACCAGACTGTCTTGTAATTGTGACTCATCGCTAATCCGCTTAGTCAATGCTAGCTTTTGGGCATCAATTGAGTCAGCTATTGCCTGGTTACGCTTATCAATTGTCTTTTGCAATGCCTCTTGTATTTGTTTTTGGGCATCTAGCTCAACGTCTAGCAGTTGCTTAGTTATTTGTGCTGAATTTAGTTTAGCTTCGTCTATCTGGCTTTGTAGCTCACGTTGCTGGTCAACAGTAGAGGCACTAGCCACCAATGCTTGTAACGCCGTGACTTGTGCTTTTTCGGCCGCTAGTTCAGCATTTAGTCGCTGCTTTGTTGCGTTTAGTTGCTGACTATTAAACTCATCCTCACTAATGCTACGGTCAATCAGTCCCCTGGTTAGTGCTATGGTACGCGCTAACTCAGACTCCTCTGCTAGTCGCAAAGTTTGGTCATAGGCCCGGTCAAGTGCCTCAGCTTGTAAATCTACAACTGACTCGCTGTACTCGACTTCGGCTTGGAGTTGTTGCTGTAATAACCCTGCTTTTTGTTGTGCTAGTTGCTGGCTACTGATGCCTAACTCAGTGTTTTGTTCTATTTGCCTATCCAACAGGTCGATTTGTAACTGTAACTGTGTGTTTTCGTTAGCATAAACCTGGTCAAGAGATTCACGTTCACTGATTTGCCCTGTTTCGGCTAGCAAATTAAGTGCATCAGCCTGTTGCTGTAACTCAGCTAATTTGAAATCGGTGAAATCCTGCTCTAGTTGCCTAAGCGTCTGCAACACCGACTCTCGTTGCTCTAGCTCAATTTTGTTGTTACCTAGTATACTATTTAGTCGCTCTGATGCCTCAGTAATCGTTATTTGACCATACTCAACCTGTTTCTCTGTTAACTCAGTTAGCGCATCTATTGACTCTTTAAACACAGCAGCATCACCACTGCCCTCTGATGCTATTTGACCAGCCGCAGCCTCAGCTTTAGCAGCCAGTGTGTCGTAAATTGTACCAACTTCAGCTAACTCTTTACTTTTAAAACTGAGTTCGCCAGTTGCCTGAGTCATGGAGTTTAACCCAGCTATAGCCTTGTCAATAGCGTCTACTTGTGCCTGTACTGACTGAGCATCAGCATCTCTAAATGTTTTGACAGACTCTAACTCGGCTTTTTGGGTTTGTAACGCGGCTATTTGTGATTTTATGCTGTCTTCTGAGGCATTTTGAGACTTGCTGAGTTTGTCAGTTTGTGCCAGCAACACCCCTGTTATATCGTTATAAATACCTACGGCTTCTATTGACTGCTGATACTCACCTGTTAACTTAGCCACACCAGTCTGAGCGTTGCCTAGCACTTCACCCAAGTCTAAGCCAGGGATTTTGTCAAGTGCGTCTACAAAGTCACCAATACCACCAACTACAATATTAAGGAAATTTGCTAACTTGGCTATGCCCTCTAATGTTAGGTCAAGTACAGCAGTAGCGTTATTGAAAGCATAGCTTAGGTCATCACCAATTAATACTACCAGACCACCCCCTAGCTCAATAATTGCCTCGATTGCAACTATTAGGTTGCCTAGTAACTGACTACCGCCTGTTAAGAAGCCTTCGGGGTTTATATCGAGTGACTCAGCTACTTTGGCAGTTGTCTGGCGTAGCGTTTCCATTAGGCTGACAACTTGCTGAATGTTATCACCTGCCAATTCTTCTACTAGCTTAATGTTGTCTTCCATCAGCTTATAGATGTCGTTTAAAGCGGTTACTACTGGGGCTAACAGTGGCTCCCCTACTAGACGTGCTGTATCTTCTACTAAGCTAGTGAGGTTTGACGTTACACCTGCTATAGATTGGCTAGCTAGTGCATTACCAGCCGTAAATACCTCTAGCTTAGAGTTTAGCTGGTCAATCAGTTCACCATTAGCTACCCACTGGTCATACTGTTCACGGCTAATTTGTAAAGTTTTAGCAATAATAGAATCAGGATTATTAACATCGCCTTGCAATATGCTTCGGATTTCTTGGTTAGCCTGTTCTAGTGGTATACCTAGAGTACCTAGAGCAGCTGCCCAATTTTTAGTGCTAGCTGTTGCGGCTTCTATAGGGTCACTAAACTCTTTTGACTGGCCAATAAACTTCTGGCTATTTTGTAACAACACCTGAAACACGCCGTTAACCTGGTCAGTAGTTACCCCAACTAATGACTTAGTGTCTTGCTCGATTTGCTTAAGACTGTCTTTTAGTAGATTCTGGGTACTGACAATTTTCTCGGTGATATCAACGATTTCTGTGCCGTCTCTGTAAATCTCTAAGTTGCTAGCCAGGTTAGTTTGAGACTTTAGCAGCTCTGCGTTTAGCTTTTCGTTACTGTCAATTAGTGCCGAGTATAGGCTAGTTGCCACACCTTGAACACCAGCTAATGCCTTTTGCATCACCTCAAAAGCATTGTTTAACTCAGTAAAACCCCCTGTCGTACGCTTTTGAAGCTTGTCAATATCGTTACGGGTCTGAGGTATACCTTCTGTACTAAAGCTAATTACAATGCGCTGGTCACTCATACTATACCACCACTACTACCCTAGTAGTACCCACCAACTGCATAGCTGGTTACTACCGCTAACCCTTACTAGGGTAGTAGTACAATAGGTAGGGTAGTAGACTGCTACGCAGTTGGCTGTGTTAGTAGAAGTCACCTAGCGATTTGACTACCTGTTTTGAGTATTCGATACTGGCTAGCTGGTCATCAGTAGCCTCAGTATTACGTGCCAGTACCTTGCCAACCCTTTCTAGTTCTTTACAGGCAACATCAGCCCTGGACTCCCGGCTTAACACTGTCACCACAGTAACGGATGCTGCGGTTGCAAAACCTAACAAAAAACCAAACATTGTAGTTACTCAAACTATTACTAAGCTAGTACCCCTATAGTAACATAGCCAGCAAAAGCGTCAACTATAGTAGCAAATTACCCCTAAAAGCGTCAACTATAGTGTCACCTGTCAACTATAGTGTCATTAACCAACCCTGGGTTTGTAAATAGCCACCTGCAAAGCAGTCTACTACCATACCTGTTTACTACTACCCTAGTAGACTATGTTTTACCCAGTAACTTACACAGCTACGCTGTTGGCTACTACCCTACTTGTTGCACTACTACTATAGTAGGGGTTAGCAGTAGAAACCAGCATAGCTGGTGTGGGTACTAGCTAAGATACAAAAATATTATAGTAATGGCAACTAAACCCACAAAATGCAAACATGGCGACCCCTGTGGTTATGTGTGTTTACCAGCAAACAAGACTTGTAGACTAAACTCGAAGACTAGCAAAGTGTTGGATAACCTAGTTAAAGGTGGTACGTCAGCAACACGGGTCAAGAGTAAAGAACAGACACCCAAAGTTTTAGACGAACTAGAAGCTGAACCTGTTGACGTGGCCAAACGTCGGGAGATTGTTAAACAGTCAAGCTTACGCCTACCCCCTGGCCAGATTACAGCTATTTTGAACACACCTATTGATGCGACTGGTGAGACTATTGGTGAATTCCACGACAAAGGCAAAGGCGTGGGTGTGTATGACCTGCCAACTATGAAACGACGCACAGTGTCAGATACCGAAGTCGAAGCGGTGTGGGAAGCGATGACACCAGACCAGCAACAACTGATTTTTAGTGCTAATGCCGGTGCGCCAGCTAGAGGGGAGGGCAACCGTATACGAGACGAGTGGAACAAAGACACCGAGTTAATGCGTAAATCGATGTTAAAAGCCATGATGGAGCAAACTGACGATAACGGTGACGTAATTGACCCCTGGACTGGCAAGACACTAGAGTTTCCGGCAGACCTAGACCACATAGTACCACTAAAAAAGGGTGGGGGTCACGGTGGCAAGGTTAGTAAAGAAAAAACTGCTGACTTCAACACCACTATTACATCTGATAACTGGGTCTGGGTTAAGCCAGAAATAAACCGTAACTATAAAGGTGACTCTGATTTAGATGGCACTATCAAAAAGCTTAAAATACACTTAGCAGAAGGTGACGATGGCTATAACAAGCACTTAGACGAAAAGATAGATGAGTTTGAGAAAAAGGAAAGACCGTTACTAGAGCTACAGCGAGGGGTCGAGAATGGATTGCTGGCACACTTTGGTGCGTCTACGCTGCCTTATACCAACATTCAGCCAAAGTTACCAACACCTGCCGAGATAGACATACTTAGCCCTGACCAGGTTAACAAAGTGTTTACAGCCTTGAATGAGGTAGGCCTAATCAAATCTAAATCGTCTTTTGATGGGTTAAAGGGTGATGCTAAAAAGGCAGCGTTAAAGGAGGTAATGAAAGCTGCCCAAGAGGATGCTGACATCACTATTGCTAAAGTTGGTACTATGGCAATATCTGAGAAGTATGATGATTTACGAAGTCAAGGGTCAGGTCAGACAGCTAAACAGTCTCGTATCCCGTCAAACAAAGACATTAAAGGCATAGTTAAAATCGACAGTTTGGACAAGCTTAAACCCAAACAGATACACCGGGTTATGGATAAGTTCGCACTATTTTATGGTGATTCGGGTGGTAACTTGGCCAACTCAAAAATGTTTGACAAGCATCCAGCCTACATTAAAAGCATTATCACACGTATAGATAAAAATATACCCCCTATACCTCGCAGCGAGTTATCAGCTAGCCCCTGGTCTTGGGCTAGAGCAGGCAACAAAATACCTGACTTAAACGCAAAAAAACCAGATGGCTCGTATATATTGTCAAATAGCGACCGTGAGAAATTTTACAAATACCTCCAAGCTAGTTTTAAATAATGGATTACATACTGTTTGACGATATAGCTACTGAGTTACCACTGGTAGCACCTGAACACTTTAGACAATATACCGATTACAACTATGACCCGGCTACAGGAACCCAGACTACTGAGCCAGTAACAGAATACTGGGTGTCATTTTTAGTGCAAGACGTTGACACATTTATTGAGGTCAAGTCAAAGCTAATCAACCAACTAGCTGAGTACCGCAGTGGTAACATAGTAAGGCTAGGTTTAACTGTTAGCAGTCAGCAAAGCTTAGGTGATGACGATGGCAGCTACAGTATTTTCTGGGTATTGGAGGACTGGTACTCACGTTTGGGTAGTAGCGAGTTTCTGGTTACTTTGCACGGCTATGGGGAACCAACGCAAACCCAGCTGGCTATAGTCGAAGGTCAAAGCTTCTCAGTATCAGAAGACGCTAATACTGGTACAGTAGTCGGTACTATACTAGGATTCTCAGAGTCAGCATTGCTAACTGGTAGGCCAGACTTGCCGTTTAGCTACGATGCGACTAGCGGCACTCTTAGCGTTAGTGGTAGCCTGAATTATGAGGAAACTGACGAATACACCCTAACAATAGGCAACACCCCGGTTACAGTATATGTGCTAGACATAGCCGAAGCCCCGTTAGCTGACAGACCTGACTACGATTTTTATGTGAAAACTGACGGGTTTAGCAGTGGTAGCAGCCTGGGTAAAATTGAGGTCACAGTACAGGGTGACACAGGTATAAAGCCAGTGTTTAGCATTGTTAGCGGTAATACTGGCAACAACTTTGCTATTGACCCCTACACTGGTGAGCTAATAATGCTGTCACTAGGGGGGTTATCAGATGGTCACATAGTAACCGTAAGCTATGGCACGGGTTTAACCGTTAGTTGTGTCATACACCTGCTTACAGCCGATAACCAGTTACAGCTACCTACTCAGCGATTTAACTTAAACCCGTTGCCAGCCACTAACCAGGTAGTAGGTACATACCCTACTGGGTTAAGTTACAGCCTAGCTAGCCCTAATTTCAGTTTTGATATTAACTCCAGTAACCAACTGGTAGTAGTTGACGGCACACAAATTAACGAGCAACTGCTAGAACTCAGCGTAATTGGCACAGACGCTAATGGCAATACTGGTGAGTTTACTACGTTTGTTAATGTCTATGACCCTACTAAACTAACCCAGACACAGGAATTCTGGATAGCTGTAGACTCTAGCAATGGTAGTAGCGTGGGTCAGGTTAGTATTGACGCTGCCGAAAGCTTGGCACTCAGCTATACACTAACACCCAGTACAGTATTTAGCATAGTCAGTGACACTGGTGACATAATAATCACAGCAGCATCAATTTTAGCAGTTGGCACTTACCTGCTCACAGTAACGGCTACTCCTGCACTACCTAACACCCCTATTACTAAGACAGTTAGAGTAATCGTTTATGACGTTGCTACTGAGTCTGACCTGGCTTTAGTGGTAGCTGACACCGCTACTATAGGGGTAGTAGTAGGTACGCTGGGTACACTGCAATACCCTGTTACCCTGAGCAACGGTAATTTAGCTAGCTACGGCTTGGACGTTAACACAGGTCAAATAACGGTTACTGCTGTACCAGTAGTCAGCACTAGCTTTACAGTTGTTGACTCGTCAGGCGATTCCCTGGCTGTAAATATTCAGCTAGAGTCAGAGCAAACCGACACTACTGATACATCTGACACCTATTTGGGTGATGTGTTTGCCGGTCAGTCAGGTCAAGCTATAGCCACCTTATCCAACATTAGATACAGTGTGGGTAGTGTTGGGTTTGGGCAAGGTAGCTTACAGGTTGTACCAGACAACACTGATACTGGTTACAACCGCAACTTAGGTGGTGGTGTGGTATTAAACAAGCCAGCTAGTATTAGTTACAAACTAAGCATAAGCACTGAGGTAACACCAGCCATGCTTAACCTACTAACCCAATACTGGGACTCCCCCCCTACTGAGACTTATTTGGTTAGTGTAGATGGCACAGACTGGGATTGCTACCTGGTCAGCTATCAGGCTAGTTATGCAGATACCCGTAGCGTACAACTTACCCTAGTCTCAGTATTAGAATAACAACTACTAGGGGGGTAGTTAGGGTATACCTCTACTAACACAGCTACGCTGTTGGCAACTAACACACAACTCACAGCTTTGTTGCAACTGGCAGTAGGGGGGTATTGCAGTATGCCCCCACTAGCCAGCTTTGCTAGCAACTAACTCAACTATAGTGAGGGGTATTAAAATCTACCCATAGTAGCCAGCTTTGCTGGTAGTTGACAACATTAGTAGGTAGGGGTACACTATAGGTAGTAGTATACTAGACCAATTATGAATGCCGTAGATTACGTAGTTAACGAGTTACCCCGAAAGCGCAACCTAGCCAATCAGCTAAAAATCAGTGGTGTGCAGCAAACAGGCGATATAAAGCTAGATAAGCTGGCACTAGCTAACCATTTATTAGCCGAGTGTACTGACCAATTCTTCAAATTGTATGTCGGAGGGCGTGAGGTAGATTTAGCTACACTAGGCACACACCCCAACAGTCTATGCACTATCCGGGTAGTACCACTAGGCAAGTGGGTATTAACAGACTCAGGTAAGCCAGTACAGTCAGTACAAAACATGACCTGTGATGCTGCCCTGCGGTACTTACAACGGGAGTTTGAGTTAAGCTATTGACAGCCAGTTTTTAGCTTGCTATACTATAGGAGTAACTAACCAAACATCACACAATGGAAATTGCAACTGTATTAAACCCCGAAACCCTGACAGCACGTTTTGATAATCTGGATGGTTATGTAGCAGCCGACTGGGACTTAGTTAAGCCTGAGTACCGTGACCTGTTTGGAATCCTGGGTCGTAATAAGTCACCCTTTGTTTTGCATATTAGCTATTGCTACATTAAGCGAGTTTTGCCTAGTATGCTAGCCCGGTTCGAGGACAAAGTTGTACTGATGTATGGTGGTTTTAGCAACCGCAGCGAGTGGCTTTATTATGAACCGTCTGAGCTAATGTGGGATATCGAGGAAATCGACGGGGTTCCAACCGTTGTAGGCTTTGTACCTAACTCGGGTTTATATTTCCCAGCTTGGCAAAACCCTGATTTAAAATCAACGTCTATTCGTGGTGTGTTTGACCGTCTAAACCGGGTTAAAGACTCTGCTGACCTAAAACCAGCAGGTAAGCTATCTGACCTGGATGTTGGCAGCTATTTGATTAATGACTTCAAAACCATTAACACAAAATACGGTGAGAAAGCTATCCTGGTAATCGACAATAACGAGTATTGGGCTAACAAATACATCAACAACCGTGTAGCTATGGGTATTAACCCTAAAGGCAAGACACTGCAAGTGCTAGCTAAATACACATCATCTAACGGTCATGCTTGTGTAGACGCAATGCTAACCGACTAAACCAAATTCAGCCCTCTTGACAAGTTTCAGGGGGGCTGCTAATATCAAATTATAAACATTAAACTAAACATTACTATGGCACGTCTAACACCCCAACAGAAAGGCATTCCCCTCCACTACCAAGACGACGATGAACCTATGTCCGGTAATAGCGCAGCACTTAAGAATTTATCGGCAGAAGCTAAAGCAGGGTATGACGATGACTTTGTTCTCGACCTAGAGAAAATTGAAACTGTGCTGAAGTTGGGCGGTTATGTGCTAGACCGAGATAAAATTGACGTAAAACTACTGGCTAACCCACTATTTTTAAAACTAAAAGGTATTAGCCGTGTTACCAATGGTGTACAAGCCCAAGTGTTAGACAAAAGACACGCTGACACAGTAGAGCGACGTGAGTTAATCGGCATTCTGCAAAACCATCGCAGCTTGTCCGAGGAACAAAAGAAGTTCGCCAAGCCACTATATAACCCATTTGTCCCTAAAGCTCAACTAGAGGCATTAATTGACTGGGTTAAGCAATGGGAACCCGTACAGTTGCCTGTGTCTGACAAAAACTATCTAGGCACTACTACTAAGTCACGGTTGTCAGGTAGTGCAGCTAAAATCATTCCTAGTGCTGACCAGTTTGACCCCAAAGTTCGTAATATCCGCTTTGAGGACGTGTTTACAATATTTCAAGGCTCCCAGCTAGAGCAAATTAAGCTGTTTCTAGGTCGGGTTTGTGTTGGTCATTCTGGTACGCTTGACCCAATTACAAAAAAGCCACTTAAGCATACCTACAGAAACATAATGGTTATTGATGGCCAGTATGCTGGTCAAGGCAAAAGCACACTGTTCGGGTATGTCACCGATGCCTTAAAAGTAGCTGGTTACAACGTGTGTGACTCAGTGCCTAGTCTTAGCGGTCGCTTTAACCTGGATGAACCCTTCACTTCAGACCTGGCTTACCGGGATGATGAGAACACTGGCAACCTGACTAAAGAGTTAGCTAGTCCAGTTGCTAAAGTGATGGCTACTGGTGGAGTAGTTGCTACCGAACAAAAGGGCAAGGATGCTAAACCCACAAAATGCACAACTGCTTTGCTGATTAACGCTAACCGTATCGAGAAGCGACTGCTTTGGGGCTTAGATGACGGTATGAGAAGCCGGATTACGCTGTGCGAAACAACGCCAGAGGGTGTTTTAGCCGAATCTGATTTACCGTATGTTAAAATCCCACGCATGGCAAAAGAGTTAGGCGTGGATATCGAGACAATTATGCTATGGTGTCTCCGGTTGGCTACAGATGAGTTTTGCAAATATATCAACGAAAACAGCCACAAACTAGAGGGACGTATTAAGGAACTAGAAGCTAGTGCCAGTAAATCTAATGCTGACCCGTTAGACGGTGTGCTAGCTGCCATTGTGCTAGGTCACTTGATTGAAGCCCCTGATGCGAAACTACCAGCCAAAATAAACCTAGACGTGCTTAAGACCGGGCTAGTAGGCATTATGCAACTTAAGCAAAACCCTGAATACTTTGGTGTCGCTGAAGACCTGCTAAACACACTGACTCAATCCGGGAAACAGATAGTTATACCAGGTTGGCATCCGGTACAAGGCTTACAGCTAATTGACCCTGCTAGCTTACCACGTGCATATGAGCTAAGTTTAACTCGCGGTCGCATGGCTAGCCCCAACCAACGCATTAAAGAGGTGTTTGAGTCACTTAGCTTGTCAGACGGTAATCAGTGCTATGGTCGGTCAGATGTGGTGCTACCCCGTTGGTCTAACTTGGTCAGTAACCGATTCACACTTAACCGTCTACGGGATTTAGCAGCCAAGTTGCAACCCGCCCCCAAAAATCAGCCAATCATAGCTGACACCGACTATGACCATGACCTCTTCTGGGGATTGTGTTGACACCCTTCATCAGCCATGCTAGAATAGGAACATAACACTAAGGTTAATTACATGACTAGTTTAGAGCAAAGACTCGAGTTACGTCTTAATCAATTTCAGTCTGAGCTAGAAAATTACGGCAAGATTATCACTAGCCAAAACCAGATTATCACTAGCCAAGATGGGATTATAACCACATTACGCAATGAGAGCGTTAGTATCAGGTCTGAGCTAGTTACGGTAGAGTCTGAGCTAAAAAATTACGGCAAGATTATTACTAGCCAAGATGAGATTATATCCACATTACGCAATGATAACATCAGTCTCCGGTCTGAGCTAACCAAAGTAAAAACTAAGCTAGCTGCAACTGAGTCCAAGCTGACTGCAACTGAGTCCAAGCTAGTTACGGTAGAGTCTAAGCTAGCACAACTAGAGGAACGCTTTGACCTGTTAGACCGCAACTTGAGTGTCATAGCACCGTTTATCCGTGCCATTCTCTGTGACCAGGCAAGCATCCTTACTGACCCTGACTACTTTACTGAGTTACGAGACACTGAGGATGAGTCCAGTTTCACGCCTGCTGTTGACATTTTAAAGGCACAACCTGAGTTTGATGACTGGTCTGCAAAATACGACGGCCAAGTGAAGGGTTTAACTATTGGCTTTGGTCAACGATTATCCGCATTTTACCAAAACGTAACTAGCAACACACCTCGCAAGTTTGAGCGACGGTTCAAATACTGGCTAGAAGCTGAGTCTGTAATTGTCGAAAATGTGCTAAGACTGTTTAGAGCCGCTATATAACCAAAACCAGGGGGGTGACTAACCTGGCCAATACCCACACTAGCAGAGGTAACATGAGTATAGTAACAGCACCAGAACGAGTGACAACCTACCTAGCCGACCGTCATGGGGACAGACTGCCGTTTAGCTGCACCCTAGCCGTGCTAAAATCCAATACCGACCTAGCCGAGATTATTAGCTTTGCTACTCGCAGTCTCAAAGTAGGGGCTGGAGTTAAGCTAATTATTGAGTCAGACTTCCGGTTATCTGAGCCTGACCCTGACTTTGACTTGACACTGGTACTAAAAGGTAATTCTGACACTCAGTATTTAGATGAGATTACTGACCAGTCCAGAGTCAACGTTAACCGAGTATGCCCTACCCTGGTAGTAGGTGACAGCATCGATAGCATACTAGCATCTATATCCGAGGTTTTCCGATACCAACGCACAGGCATTAAGCAGGTAGCAGTTGATTTAAGCAACCTCAGACCCCGTGACACTGCTAACAGTAACGGTTTGGTTGCAAGCGGTGCAGTTATCTTTTATCAGATTTTTGAGGCGATTCGATTCCACTTGAACCGTCAAACCATGCACTCGTTATTACGGCTATTTGGCACACTTAACGCTGTCATTTTGAGAGGGGGATACAAGAAAGGCATTATTACCTCGGCTATTATGGCAACGTCACCCTACCTAACTAGCTATCTTGACGTTCCACTGGTAAGCTTACCTGGCAGCCACAAAAAGGGCGTGATACTGACATCTAAGCCAAACCAACAGCTAAAATCCCGGTTATCAGCATTAGTGGATAGCGAGTCATTATTCCTGGAGAAGCAATCCAGACCTAATCTGTATGCTAACGTGTGTCAGGGTATCCTACTAGCAGACCGAGGCACTTGTCTGATTTACCGTGTTAACTTAGGCCAAGTAAGCGATTTAGCACAGCTAGATGAGGCGTTTAAAGCCTGTACAATCCGGGCAATCAACACACACGTAGAATGGCGTAAACTGCACCCACAAAAGGCAAATAATTGGGCTGACTTGACTACCGATAATCAGGTAGCCGTTGACGTGATGGGTATGGCTAACTTGCTGGCATCACAAAAAATCAGCTACGATGACTTCATTAAAGCGTTGTGGTACGATAACACAGCGTCAGATAACGCAAAACGACTGGTAGGCTGCCTGCGACGGTCTTACCAAATCAGTACAATGATAGCAGACCGTTTAGCTGACTATCACCAGATTCCAAAGTTTGACCGTTTGCATACTGTCGAGCCAGCACAGTCGCATAGTTACCGGTGCAAAGACATTAACGGTTTTACTATTTGCCGAGGTATTTGGACACCCAATAGCCGCTATGTTAACCGTATGTCTCACGCAGACTCAGAGACAATCACAACCTATGACATGGGTAACGTAGAGACACGGCTAGACCCTGAATCTCACCTTAAACTGTGCCAGGGGTACTATAATCTGATGAAACAACACGGGCGAGTGCATTCTGTATCATACGACACAGTTAAAGATTTTGGCTTAGATGGCTCAGGCTTTGACCAGTGGTATGACAGCAGTTTACCAACGCTTTACTACAACATGACACGAGATTATGCAACAGCAGACTATGCTCGTAAAGTAATCAAACCTGTTCAATTATGCTCTAGTTGTGAGGACTAATATGATACCTACAAAAATCCTAAATCGGTTACTGGCTAAGTTCGGGGGTCTTGAGAACCTAGTTACTGTTATACCAATGTTTGACAGCATAGAAGACAAGCTACGATGGATGTACCATAGCTTGCAACTAGACGAGTTATTTGACCCTGACTTTGATAACCCTGCTGAAGCTTTGCTGACGCTTGAGTGCATGGTAAACTCATCTGCGGCCTATGAATTACAGCAAGCCGAACTAAGCTTTTATCTAACATTAGACCACGATATACTGTGGCTAATCAGTCAAAACCCCGCCAAAGCCGGCATTGACCCATTTGACCACAAAATAGAGTTCATTGGGTTCTTGCAGTCACTTAGCTTAGAACAATGGCAGCGTTTATTTAACGAGACAATCGACCAATTATGCCATTCAACACTGACCCTATAGTAGCAGTCAGTACAATATCGGCCAGATTACAGGACACTAACATACAAACCAGTCACAGTGTCCTGTTTAGTCTAGTTGGTGACAGTACAACACTAGCTACACTTGACAATGTGCTAACCATAGCAGTAGAATTAAATATAGTCAGGCTTAGTCCCGACTTTCCGAGTATTGATGTCCAACTTAGTCCAGAGTTTGCAAAGTATGTCTATTAGAGATTTATATCTTAGCCGTTGCCAATTGGTGGATAACCAGCCTAAGCCCGTGTTTTGGCAACCCAAGCCATTACAATATCACCCAGTATGTCTGTATTCTGACACCACAAAACAGGGTGACGCTTTGGCTGAAGCTATGGTAAGACGCTTAATTGGTTTAGGGCTAGAACTAGAGATAGAAGTAGGTACTATGGTACTGTCCGGGTTACAGCAAGAGTTACCCAAAGCCGATTCTGAGTTAGTTTTGTTGCTTAAGTCAAACAGCGCAGACGAAGCTAGGCATTATAACGGGTTTCAGTATGCTAAACAAACCTATGGCTGCGATACTAATGCTGAGTTACAACAACTAGCTAAAGACTGGAAAGCTGAGTCAGACAAACAGCACCCTATACATATCGCAGGAGTGCTAGAAGTAGGTGTTTTTCTGATTAGCTTAGGATTGCTCAGAATCGTAGGTAGTCCTAGCTTAAGCCGTTTAGCAATGGCAATAGCTGAGGATGAGTTTCGCCATGTTCAAACTAACCAAGCCGTTAGTTCAGGTCTGGGATTCTGGTCTAATGCTAGCCAACACACCAACCTAATTGACGCAACATTAGACTGGATTTGGGGTGAGGGTTTAAACGATGCACCCCAGGCACTAACATTAGATAACCTTAAGCGGTTTAGCCGTGAGTTGCTGACTGACCTAAGCTGTCCGGAGTTTGACAAGCTGACGTGGTATAGCTTCCATCACTTGCCTTTTGAACTAGCTAACGACTATATCTATTCTGACAAGTGTCTCGAGTGATACCATTACCCAAAGCAGTAGCAGATGCGTTAAGGTTTGACAACTCTGCTACTTGCAACATGATTAAACGCTTCCCGGCTAGCGAGAAACCTCAGCAACTACACAAAGCCGCTAACTGGTCTACTGTAAACCTTAAGCAATTGTTAGTGGGCTACAGCGACGGTTGGTTACAGACAATACTGAGACTAACGACAGAAGTCAGTGGTGTAACTATACCAGAGTATGTGTATCGTGACTTTGTTTACCACACAACACCGGAAGCTACTCGTGAGGTTGCTATTAGCACCGGGATAGTTGACGTAATGACACCCTACGAGGTTATTGAGGTAAAAGCGGCTAGCCAGTGGAAACACGCACTAGGTCAAGTATTAGCATACAGCCACACTACCAACTTACAGCCAACTGTGGCATTATTTGGGGATATCCCAGATGAGGCAATTAAGCTGTTTGCAAAATATGACATCAAACTGTTGACACTAGGCTAGCTTATGATTGCCAGGGTTAGCATAAGTTATTTAGATGTCAACTATACACACCAGTTGTTATAATAGTAGTATACACACAGAAGGATTGCAAAATGGATTATGAGCTAGATTTTGCCGAGAGATTCTTAGACAACCTGGATTTAGCCACCATGCCAGTGGGTCTAGTAACCTTTTCTATGGATTTACCAGCCAGTACCAGTAATTTTATCCAAGAGTTGCTACTTCACAATTACAACGTAGGTCACTCAGAGGATGACACAGGGCGTGCTGATGATTTGTATGAGCGTTACCAACAGTTTGTAAACAGCCAGGGTGATTATGAGTATAACCCCTAGATTGCGAGAGTTAATTAGTGAGGTTAATTACAGCACAGTTGACTGGTATTTTAGGGACATTCCTGGTAGGCAACTGACTTACAATACTGGCTTGTTTTGGGATGTTGGCAGACAGTCCCGGTTAATTGAGTATCTGATGCTAGGGTTGCCTATGCCCCAGATTTACTTACTGGGTAACGAGGTACTAGACGGCAAGCAAAGATTGCTTACAATATGCGACTATTTGCAAGATAGGCTAACACTAACCAAGCTAGTTACTGTGCCTGAGTTAAATAACACAACCTTTAGCCAGCTAGATGTCAGCATAAAGCGTCAGTTTGGTTTACGACTAGCCAGAGTAGTGCAGTTTAAAATGGGAACACCGTTAGTTGAATCGTACCAAGATTTTGCTTGACAGTAACTTGTAATTGTGACAATATGTAAGTTTTGCCCTCAAACCGCAGCAATGAGTTTGGGGGTAAATCTATTGTAAGTCCGGCTAGTGGTAGCTCAATAATTAGCTGCTGTGCCTGACCCCGTTGCTGCAATGCTTGGTATTTAGCTAAACTGGCAATAGCTGTAATGCTAGGCACAAAAGGCGACGGTGACAACTGTACTGACCTGTCTAACAAATCGTCTGAGCCTAACTCAATGGCAAATTTGTAGGGCCGGGTTTTAGTATACTGCTTAGTGTCATTAATTTCTAGCTGTGCTGGTGGTGACTGCCTTATACGCTCGTTAATAGCCACTGTAAGCTGCGTTGCTACATTGAGTGCTACATTGCTGCGGTCACGGCTAGCGGCTTCTTCAGTGTCATCAAACTGCACGCTACGCATGGCATCTAGTGGCTCCTGTGCATTTCTGACACCTATTGCCTGTTCCAGTGTGCGTTCTGCTATCCAGTCACCTGACTCTTCTTGAGTATAAATTATAACTTCTTTTTCAGCAATAGTTAACCTAGCTCCATTCAAGTATTTGGGGTTACTTTTGCCACTGATAGGGGTCTGATAGCCAAATATAGGATTACCCATTTCTGGTAAAATAGCACCAATAGGCAAATACTTCACTCTGGAGTAAACACACTTACCTCGTGCATCCTTGAAACTCACTAGCTTTTGACTGGGGTTAGTAATCACTTTGACCTCATCTAGCGACCATTCCCAGTTTTCTTCCTGATATTCTAGGTCAATCTCTCTAAACAGTCCGGTAGGCTTGGCAATAGTTAACGCGCTACTGCTATTAGTGGTGTTTACTGGGTTAAAATTGTAATCACCTGTAATGCTACCACTAGACCCGCTAAATTCAACTGTAGTCTCAGCAGGCGGTGTTTCTGCTGATTCATCAGTGGCATCGGTGTTGTCAGGCGGTGGCGGTATCTCTGCTGATGCCCATGCTGCAAAAAATTTGCTTAGTCCTTTTGCTGCCATGCCTGTGACTACTTTGGTTCTGGTTTTTAAATAGTTATCTCTATCAACCTCGGTAGTGACTTCGGTTACTTGGCTAACCACTGATTGACCAATGCGAGTGTTACTGAAGCTACTCAGTAACCTGTCAGCACTACCCCTACTAGACTCAAAATTGCTGCCAAAACTTGAGACCTGGCTTCGAGGTTCCTTAATTGTTTCGGTTTCTATGGTTTTGTTTCGCCTGACTTCGTACTCTTTAGTTACTTTACGAACACCCCCTCTGACTGGGGTCTCTGTTTCTACTTTGTACTCAGTTGTTGCCTCGTTAACTTGACTCAGCACACCCTCTACTGTGATACGGTTAGCACTCAAAGGGTTTGCGGTTCCTGCCGACTGGCTGACAACTTCGGCTGCCGTAAAACTGCCAATACTGGACTCAGTGTCCATAAGTTTGGCCAGCTTAATAGTACCACTAGCGTCACTATACAACGCAAATCCAGCAAAACTAGCTAGCTGTACTGGGTCATCTCCTAGCGTTGGTATACTACCTAGCTTAGTGTTACCTGACTGCAAGCTAATACGGTTAGCAGGTATTCCTCTGTCAGTGAGTATATCTTTTAAACATACACCCAATACTGGACTAAGCTGAGTAGATGGTAGACTGGCGTTGGCTTGCAAATACACAGCTAACCAACATCCGCAAGTAATACGGTCACTGGTATAGGTCTGCACTACTAGGCTAGTAGCAACAGCCAGGTTTAGCTTCAGCAGTTGACCAGGCTTAGGCTGTAAACCGTGATTAGGTACTAGGTTAATGACAGCTTGAATAATAGTAGTTCTAGTCAGGTCAATACCTGTTACTAGCTGAGTTATGTCTACCCCCCCTAGTGACACTGTTGCCGTTGAGTGTGTTGTATTGATTAGCATTTTGGTTTAGTATGTATACACCTTAACTACCCACCTACTGCGTACCCAGCAAAAACGTCAACTGCATAGCAGTCTACTACCTTACCTGTTGTACTACTACCCTAGTAGGCTAGTTTAAAGCCAGTCAACTACAAACCCTTACAGGGTGGGCTATGTGTTGAAAATTTGTGTAGCCACAGATTACCGTCTGGCATACACAATCGCTTAATTAAGCCTGTGCTATAGTGCAAGTTTTCACCAGTTAGCTGAGTACGGTAGCCACTGCTAAACCACTCACCATAGGGGTCATTGACAATAAAGCCAGTAGCATCATAGCCACATACCACGATAATATGTCCAAATGTTGTAAAATAGCCGTGAATAATGCCCGGATAACCTGCATTAATTTGTTGCCTAAGCGTTGTCAGGTTTGACGTGGTGCTAAACCTATTAGTTGCCTCAGTTGTCAAACTATTGAAAGCAAAGCTCAGGTCATAGCCAGAGTGTCTAGACAAGTTGCGTGCCAATAGCCAGTCATACAAGTAGTCTGGTGTTACCCAAGTAGCACCATAAAAGTGCAGCAACATTGCTATACAGGTAACATTGCAACTGCCTAGCGGGTTTCGAGTGTTACGGTGTTGGCTCAAGTATGGAACTGTTAATGTCCTCATATCCTCTAAAATAATTAAATATTAGCTGTAAAACTGCCTGTGGCACTGGTGGGTTGATTGCCAATACTGCAATTGGTATACCAGAGTCATACAAAACAATTTTTTGTGCATCAACATAGGACACCACTGATTCAAAGCCAGCGTCAGGGTTAAGCTCAAACACAGTTACCCTAGTGCCAGGGTAGTCAGCTAATGCCGTGTCAATAAACTCTAGGTCACGCTGTCTAATAGCTCTAGGGGGTGTGTATCGGTTAATGCTTAGATATGCTTGTATCAGGCCTCTGACACCTGCGGCATTGTTAAATACTACGTCATATATTCCGGCTATGTTAGTTATTAGTACCAGGGTAATAAACAACTGCTTTAGTGTCTTGACACTGGTAAAGTGGTCTAACAGGTCACTGGCTAACGATTCCCTGGATTCTGGCAAGTTGGGCATCACTTAAATAGTCTCCAATATCAAACTCAGCCTGTGACTGGCGATACTTGACATATAACTTAATATATGTTATTAAATCTCGGTTGGTTAGCAATTGAGTGTCAACGCTGTCCAGTGTTTTGACTACAAATTGGGTTACTGTAGCCTGTTCGTCATCGCTTAGGTTAGGCAAGCTAGCCAGACTACTAGCATTTTGCAGGGTTAAGTCAAGTTGCCAGATTAGTGAGTCAATCATAATTATTACTTATACCAATAGAATAGTACCCAGCAGCTACGCTGCAACTGCTAACCCCCTACTATGGCAGTAGTACAACAGGTAGGGTAGTAGCCAGCTATGCTGTGTAAGTTACTGGATTAAATAGCTGCTACTAGGGTAGTAGTAAACAGGTAGGGTAGTAATAGCCCGCTATGCCAGCTATTTACTGCACCCCTGTGGGGTTAATGCAACTATAGTTGACAGATGACACTATAGTTGACGCTTTTAGGGTAATTTGGACACTATAGTTGACGCTTTACAGTGTAGCTGTGAGTGTGCTATACTAGGGTAGTAGTACAAATGGTGGCATAGTGTGAATTACGACGACATTTTAAAGCTAGTAGTGCAACAGTGTAGACAACAGGCGTTTAAATATAAGCAACACCCAGACGAACTAGAGTCATTTTGTTTTCCTAAGATTGTAGGCCTGATGGCCAGGCTAGATACCAGTCAGCCATTGCGTAGTCAGCAAAGTTTTATTAGGCGTAGTGTTAACGGTTACTGTTTACACTGGCTACGTGACCACGCTACACTAATCAAAACACCTAGAGATGCCTCGCCGTTTACTATGGTTACAATAGACAAACAGCGCATAGCATCCGAATCTCCTGTAACTGACTTGCCAGATTATATTAGCAGCATCATGCTGTACCCTAATTTACGCAAGCGCATCGCTAACGCCTATTTACATTACTTAGACAATGACTAACTTAATTTGGTTTGTGTTACTGCCGTTTTCAATTGGTGAGCTAGCGGCTATCAGTTTGAGCCTACGCATCATTTTATTGGTGCTAGCCATAATGTTCCTGATAACCTATAGACACCGTGTCGAACCTCATCTGAGTGAACTACTTTTTTGTGCTGTCAGCTATGCTATGGGGATGCTGTTATGAATACTCGATTACTGGAATTACTTAGCATCAGCCTGTGGGTTAGCACATTTGTTATAGGTGATATTCCTGACAAACGTGCAGCTCTTATCAGGTCTGTAGTTACGTTAGTTGGAATGACGGCTACTGTACCCAAGCTATACAGTGGCATCGTTAAACGTGAAACACCCTCAGATACTCCAACGTTGGATAGTGTGCTGATAGGTGTACCAGTAGTTAACCTGGTAGTTAGTGACAGTGACTTGGCATTTCTTAGTTATCCTGGCTGCGATGCACTAGAGGTAGCACTAGAGTCAGGTCATAACCTAGTAGGTAACTTTGTACTAAGTGCTGACCAGTATAGTGATAGTATGTTAAGCAGCAAATACACGTTACTGGTTAGAAATTTGGAGGACACTACTATTCCAACTGTGTATATAGGTACTGAGGCACAAAGAATAGCTAACCGGAAACTACCAGTTAGCATTCCTGTGCTTTGGGTACAACCTGGCTCTGATTATCAGCAATTGTTACAAATACGGTAACTTAAGCCCGGTTTGCTCCAGCAATTCCCAAAATCCATCCTCGGTGTCATAATATTGCATTATGTAGTCGTGGTGTAGGCTAGGGTCTAATAGCCCTAGCTCAAAATACACTACTACAGCACTAGACTCCGCTAGACCCAAATCCGTCTGTTCCTCTTGCAGTTTTTCGTACATTATACTTACCTAATTTTACAATTACAGCCTGAGCAATTCTTTGGCCAGTGTTTACAACGTATGGCAAGTGACCTAAGTTAAATAGCAATACTTTAATATCACCCTCATAGCTTTGGTCAACACAGCCGACATGACCTAAAATGTTATGGTTAAATGCTAATCCGCTTCTGACACAAACTAGACAGCCTTCATCAGCTTGCAGTGTCAGGTTATTCTCACGAAGGCTACCTACGCTAATAGCTAGACTACACTGTGGCATAATTACCTCTGAACCCTTGCTGATTTTTGCTAGGTCAAACCCCATATCTGTCTTAACTATCATACCTATCTTATAGTGGTCTACTACCTTATTATAGCACACGCAGCCAGCAAAGCTGGGGTTAGTAGGGGTAGACCTTATTACCCCACCCTGTAAGGGTTAGTAAAGCTGGGTTGTGTAATTGCTAGCCCAAAACTTGGCTAGTAGG